TATGCAAATTCGTCCAAGAAAATAAGGTTAAATGAACCACCACGAACCGCAGAAGAGGAAGTTGCAGAAGCTAAAATCTTCGAACCGTTTTCTAGTTCTATGGATCCCTTGTTCCATGCAATCACACCTTGTTGTAACCATTTGGGTAGGTGTTCGTATGCTAATTGAAGTCGAGAAAGTAGTTCTCGAGCAGTTGCCAATTTGTTTGCAAGGATGGCGACATTCATACTATCGTTAAACAACACATAGTGTAGAATGTAAGATATCATAATGGTAGATTTACCAGTCTGTCTGGGAAACTTACAAATAACAAAACGATTATTATGAATCGCTTCTACGGTTTCCTCTTGGAAGTCCCACATAGTAAATGGAACCAAACCCTCGTCCAGTGATACAATTTTTATGTAATTTTTGATGAAGTAGATTGGGTCTTTGCTACACTTAATGTATTCTGCAATTTGTTCTTTTGTATACTCTACTTCAACACCGGCCGACTTTAGGTTTGGATTTCCTAAGTATTGTTCGGGTGAATCACTCTTCGGCATCTTTCATATCATCCTGTTCTAATAGTTTATGTTGTTCTTTCATCATCATCTGTAGTTCTTTTGTTGAACCCACGAAAAGAGCATTGTTAGTCACGTTCTTTACATTGTTTGTTTCTTTGTTGATATCTTTCAATTTCTTATGTAAATCAACCAAGTCCTTGTTTGCATCGGCCACAGTCTTGATCATTTGTGCTGCAACTTCGTATGCTCTTGGAGACTCGGTTTCAGTTGCAACCTGAAGAATGTTTTCGATAGCTTCGGACCCTGTACTTATGATATTTTTAAGATTTGAACGAACAGTTTTATAGTCCTGATCCAGATCTCGTTTTTCATTAACCGGATTCTCTATTCTTTTCGGTTCGATTACTTTTGATTCAATTACTTCTGCTTCTATATCAAAAATATCATCTAAATTCTTCTCAACTTTATCACGCATTATGATGTAACTCCAGTAGTATCAATACTATTTGTTTCACTCCACAGGACAAACTTATCCACGTTGAAGTCGTAATTCGAAATGTCCGCAGATGCACCAGTAGGTCCGACTATGATTCTGGAAACAGCGCCACTAAGTCCCGTCAGATCCCCGGACGGACCCGTGGCGGAGCGTTGTTCGTCTGTTCCTGTCGAACCCGATATCTGACCCGATGTAAAACCATCCAACTGGAAAAGGGTCACATCGGAACTTGTAATGGTCTTCTCTCTCTTAGTTGGACCGTGTAGATAATACTTTGCAGTGAAACTCATATTCCAAATTAATAGTCTTCTTGTTTCCATATCACCTAAGGCATCGTACTCTAGATTTACACTATCCAATACGATAGGAACATCCATTTTGGTATATAAATCACTGGTCCCACCAGACCGTTGGAATGTTAAATTAAACTCTGGTGTGAAGTATGGTAGAATTTGTTCTACAATTTGCAACCCATCATTAAAACTTCCTGCATAAACACCAAGTTCAAACCCAAAATTATAAGGCACTTCTGCATATTGATACGTTAAGAAGTTCTGTGTGTCTTGGGTGTCTTTAATTCTTCTTCTATGAGTTGTGTTTCTTTTTCTGGATGGATCATATGACATACTACCCATCGAGAAAGACATTCTGGGTAGAGTCATTTGTACATGAGCGTTTGGGTATTCGTCATCATCTAGTCTATCATCTTCTCTCAACCTCTGAATGAATTTTTCTCGTGTCGAATAGGCGAGAGGAACTCTAATTTTAGATACCTCATCACCATCAGCATCTAACTTCTGTATGTTGATATTGTTGAACAGAGTACCGAATGCGGTTACTACGTTTCTTATAGTTTCGTTGTAGAAATGTGATTCAAACATAGTTTACTCCATTCATGAAGAATAATTTTCGTAGTTACCTTCAGAGAACGGATCTGTTTCTGAGAAGTCTAGAATGGATGCAGCATCTGTACCAATCTCAGTATTAGTTCCAAATCCATCTTGTGGTAGAATACTGACAGTTCCATCTTGATCTGCACCCGTAGTTCCGTCTATACTGGTTTGGAGATTATCCACATCTGAGAACCCTGTATCGAGAGTTTCGTGTGAATAACGGAATAGTTCACATGAAAGTCTGTATGTGTAGAGTTTACCCAACTGGTAAAATGGATTTTCGTGTTCGACAAACTTAATTTCTAGAATATAGTTCGTCATTGGGAAGAAGACTAAATCTCCCTCCTTTGGATGTTTGATTGTATCGGATGCGATTAACTGATTGAATTTTTTCTTAGATACTACTAGATCAGCCGTATCTTGAATTTCAAATCCAAAGTTTGTTATTTGATCTCCACCACCAAATCCATCTACCGAATCGACGTACATATCAATTTGATAACCATCATTGAACGCTGATGATGGATCTTCACCAAATAACTTATCCTCTCGAACAAGAGTTCGAGGAATGTATACCATACTCTTTCCATAGATCGAGATAGCTTCTGCTGTGAGATCCTCCAGCAGTTTATTCGAAGTTGGTTTTTGTGAGAAGTATGGATTTGTCATTGTTTACCCCACCATAAAATCTGGAGGTAGTTCGTATTTGAGTTGAATTTCTTCTTCGACCTTATCAATCTCTTGTTGTGCTTCTGAAGCAATTTCTCGGCCATTGAATTGTACACCGCCTGGTAATTGCAGACCCTCAAATTTAGAAAGGTTTGTACCCCATTGGTGTTTAATTTTAGCAGTGGCATATCTTTTTAAAACGTGATCTTTGTAGAATTCTTTGAATGTTTCAGGATCTATTGCAACATAAGCTTCAAACATCAGATACTCACCGACATTAACTTCTTCGCTCCAATTCATATCCAAGTAAAGTCTATTAGTAACTCGGTTGAACCTTACATGTTTTTCTGGTGTTAGAATATCTTCCAACATAGCCATATGCCTTTTTGTCATGTCATAGTTTGCAATGCTTACAGGATTTCTCATTCCGTAAAAATCATTCAATGCCATTTGGTATTTTACACTGAACATACTTCCACTGTTATTTTGTCCACCACCAAATTGAAATGCACGAACGACACTGACAACTCTGGTGTCTACCTGATCCATGTCAAGATAACCATTGTCGATGTCTGTTTGCGTGACTTGATGTTTTAGATACTGTGGTTCTACACCATCAAAGTGATATTCAGTCAAGTACTGGATAGCATCATCCAGTCTATCTTCTAACTGTTCATCGTCTACATTTATTTCGACTACGGGATATCCTAATCGTCTCAGACAGTATTGCTTGAGATCTTCTCTTGAGGAAACTATGGCCATGTTAATACCTCCATGCTGTATTTATAGTATGAAAGCGTTACCCACCAACAATAACTCTTTGAGATGGCGGACCTGCGGCAAAATCACCGCATGAAACTGAATCACCTTCTAAATGAATCGGTGATCCATTGGCAAGAACTGTTTTTTGTCTTGTTACAGCTGTGCCTGGTGGGTGGAATTTATCTCCGCAGTTGTGGGCCCCGACATATTGATCTCCTAATATTCCGGGTGGTCTACCTTCAATTAGAACATTTATAGTACGAGTTGTAAGGTTGACTGGAGTAAAACAATGTCCAGTAGACAATCCACCCTGTAACATTACATTACCCTTCAACGACATTACGGTCCCTCGTATCTGTTATAAGTTATACCAGTAGTACATCCGTAAGTCGATGTGTGCCAGATCAAGTGGTTACTACCAGTGACACCAGCTCCTGACCCGAACCATTTAATATGGTGACCTTCACCGTTATTCACGAATAGTGAAATGGTTCTACTTTCCTCGTCTGCGTCTGCACTAAGTCCACCTTCAGCACAAGATCCGTTGTTGTAACCGGTGTTGAGAATGAACCCGAACCCTGTGGTCTTACATGCAAGTCTGCCATAACTGCCATCAGCGTTTACGGTTGGGAAACCAAAGTCCCCAGAAGATCCGGGAGAGTCTATACAACCTCCACACAGATATCCAGTGGTGGATCCACAAGATGGGTATCCACAGTCTGTGCCTGTGATACATGGAATGAATGCACCGGGACGACCCTGATCCCTTGCATTAGAATAGTCCTCGCCGTTGTTTGGATATGTGTTAGAATCAAATTGGTGGTTAGCAAAAGTTGTTCCGGGACAACACCAAACTTGACATTCTTGTAGTTCTGAACATGGAGCCCCTATAGCTCTCTGGAAACCTAGAGTTCCGCCATCCACCTCGGACCAAACGTCGTCCCGGAAATCGTTACAGTCATAAGCACAACCGGGAGGATCAACTTCTCTGACTCCGGGTTCGAAAGTTGTCAACGATTCTAGAGCGTTAGATGTAGACACTGTGGACAACGCAATTCTAGGAGCACTAGCCTGTTGCGAGTTTTGTGATCGAACTGCAATTGCAGCTTCTTCTGTTATTTCTGCACCAGAAGAACTTACATCGTATGAGTGAAGACCAATATGTGGTCCAAGTTGAATGGAGAAGTGTTCTGACGCGCCGCCAGTAATAAATCTACCAATTTGGACC